GTCCGGCTACCGCTGCTGATCTCAATGAGACTTCTCTTGAGGCTGCCGTGATTCAAATTGGTAAGTGGACGGATGAGCGTGGTCTATTGATCGCTGCTCGCCCGAAGACCCTCGTCATCCCGCCCGATTTGCAGTTTGTGGCGACACGGGTGATGAAGACCGATCTTCGTCCTGGGACTGCCGATAATGACATCAACGCTTTGCGTTCGATGAACATTATTTCGGGAGGTACGGTTGTGAACCACTATCTAACGGACACGGATGCGTGGTTCCTTCTGACAGATATCCCAGACGGGATGAAGCATTTCAAGCGTGTGGCACTGGAAACGAGCATGGACGGTGACTTCGATACCGGAAATGTTCGCTACAAGGCTCGCGAGCGGTACAGCTTTGGTGTCTCCGATCCCCTTGGGATCTGGGGTTCACCCGGAGCGTAGTGAGTAGTGGGTGGGGACGGTTCTATACTTGGACCGTTCCCACCCCCTTCTTTTTTCCTGACTACCGATAAGCGGTAGACACTAGCCACGACAGGGAGAAACCAATGGCTAATACAACTTTTTCAGGTCCAGTACGATCAGAGAACGGATTCCAATCCGTTGACAAGAGCAGCACAACTGGTGCTGTTACCACCAGGGTCGTTCTAGGAAAGGGTGTTGGACACGCTTCAGGCGTTACAGTCAACACTTCGGCAGGCGATAGCGGAGCTATCGGTGAGTTTACCCAGCCAGCCAACACCGTCATCACCGCCATCAAAATTGTGTGTATCACGGCTCCGGTTATCGGATCGGGAGACATCGGCCTTGAGGTTGGAACATCAAGTTCCGGTGCCCAGCTTGTTGCGGCGATCACCGATCATATCCTAGATGGCGGCACGACTGTCGTTGTTGGTAATGTCGTAGATTGCACACTGGTAGGCACAACGCATAGTGGTACTACGGCTCCGGTATCGCCTCAGTATACTGGTTCCGAACGGACGGTTTACTGCAACATCACGAATACCGTAGATGCTACAACTGCGGGATCGTTCACATTCATTATTGAATATGTGCCGACTGCATCGCTGTCCTAATCTGTAATTAACTGAGATAAGGCCATCCACCTAATGGTGGGTGGTCATATCTCCTATAGCGAGCGGGGTTAGAATCCCTGTCCTCGTGGGGAGAATCAGATGGCTGACGCAGTAACGTCTCAAACGATCCAAGACGGCGACCGCATTGCGGTTATGAAGTTCACCAACATCTCCGATGGTACTGGTGAAGCTGCTGTCGCCAAAGTCGATGTCTCCGCACTCAGCACGGAATCCGGTACGGGAAGATCCTGTGCTAGGGTAGCCATTGAGCAGATCTCCTATGATTGCTCTGGCATGACCGTCGATATCCTCTGGAATGCCACCACCAATGTTATTTGCTGGACACTAAGCGGATACGGCTATTTCGACTTCCGTGGTGGTGGCCCCCTCCCAAATAACGCTGGTAGTGGCATTAATGGTGATGTCCTGTTCACGACTACGGGCCACGATAGTGGTGATCGCTATACCGTGATGCTCTATTTAAGGAAGAGTTACTAATGGCTGAAGATCCGAGAAACCCGACTGTCAAACCCCCAGGCTGTGATGAACAGATAAAGAAGAAGGCAGAGGCTGATCATAGCTGGGGCTATTACAGTAAGCTTGTTGAAAATTATCCTGAACACAAAGAGGAGATCGGGCATACGAGTCACATTGCTAAGGAATATCCCAACTGGATCAGGCGTTCTAAGAATGCCTTTTAAAAACAAGGGACAGGCGGACAGGGAGCAGGCCAAAGCCATTGCTGCGAGCTATGCTGCGGGCGGACTAATTAGCGGCGGTATGCTCAAGAAAGCAGTGGCCAAAAACACGAATCTTGCCGACCTATCTCACATGAGATCCAAGGGTATGGTTGGTAACGGATCCAGAATGCCCAAGTTGGCCAAAGGTGGTGTCGTTTCCTACAAAGAATCTGTACGCAAAAAGTTCGGGTATTCTGATGCGGACTCAGGCTGATGGCTACATCTGGAACCGCTGCGTTTAACCTTGATATTTCAGAGGTTGTAGAAGAGGCGTTTGAGCGATGCGGCCTTCAGTCGAAGACGGGCTACGATATGGATACGGCTCGTCGGTCACTGAACCTGCTATCTCTTGAGTGGACGAATCGTGGGCTCAACTTCTGGACCGTAGAACAAGGAACTGCCACTGCGACGGACGGCACTTCCACGATCACGCTACCAGCGGATACCATAGATTTGATTCAGCATTGGATTCGTGATGGATCTGGTACTACGCAGAGCGATCTACCGCTATCGCGATTCAGCGTGTCACAGTATTCCGCGATCCCAAACAAGCTTACAGAAGGGCGTCCCGTAAACCTGTATATCGACAAACAGCGTGACGCTCCAGTTGTATACCTGTGGCCTACCCCTAATAAAGATTACACATTCGTTTATCAGCGCATTAGGCGCATTGAGGATACGGGTGCTGCGGGGTCAAACCACCCTGATGTCCCCGCCCGCTTCCTTCCGGCGCTTGTATCTGGCTTGGCATATCTCATATCACAGAAGTATCCCGAAGCGTTTGTGCGAGCCGCTGAACTTAAAGCTGAATACGAATTTCAGTGGCAGTTAGCAGAACAAGAAGATCGTGATCGCGCTTCGGTGCATTTTGTGCCTGGGGGATATAGCTGATGGCTAAGTACGCTAAGGGCAAATACGCTTTTGGGTTCTGCGACCGTACCGGATTTCGTTATAAGCTCAAGGATCTGGTTCCGCAGGTTAGGGCTGGCCGCATGACGGGCCTGATGGTTGGTAAGGATATGCTAGACAAGGATCAGCCCCAGAACTTCCTTGGCAGGCTTGGCGATTATGCCGATCCACAGGCCATCAAGGATCCGCGTCCCGACCTATCCCAGGATACTAGCCGAAGACTTTCGGCGTTTGATCCTGTGGGGAATGGCAATGCGGGAGCTTCGGGTAATCTCGTGGCCCGTGGACAGATGGGTACTGTGACGGTGACTACATGACCTACGCTGAACTGACTGCGGCGATCAAGGATTATTGCCAGAATACGGAAACGAGCTTCGTGGCTGCGATTGATACGTTCATCAAGCAGGCTGAACAGCGTATCTATCGCTCAGTTAACCTGCCCATAAGCCGCAAGAATGTTGCTGGCACGATCACTGACGGCAACCAATACCTGTCGATGCCCACGGACTTTATGTTTCCGCTGTCGCTATCCCTAACAAACTCCAGCGATCAAATCTTTTTATTGAACAAAGACGCGAATTTCATTAGGGCAACTTACCCCAATGTATCTACAGAAGGTGTTCCCAAGTACTACGGCGTTTTTGACATCGACACATTTATCATTGGCCCTACGCCTAATGCTAATTTCACCACGGAGCTTCATTATTACTATCAGCCAGCTTCGATTGTCGATACGAGCCCCTCGTGGCTGGGCACTAATGCCGATACGGTTCTACTGTATGGTTGTTTGGTGGAAGCGTATACTTACATGAAAGGCGATGCGGACATGATGCAGCTATATCAACAGAGGTATCAAGAAGCATTGGCGTTCTTGAAACTAGAAGCTGAGGGTCGGATGACTGGCGATGAATATAGGGATGGTACGATTAGGATATCGCCGCAAATGACAACAGCCCAATGATTGGCGGAGAAGTGGGTGACGTCAGCGTCGTCACGACGAATGGCTCGACCCTTGGCCCGGATCATTGGGCGAAACGGGTATCCGATCAGATTGTGTCCGTAGGTAAGGACGCACATCCGCTGATAGCGGAACAGGCGATAGAGTTCAAGCAGTTTATTTACGATGCCGTAAAGTATTATATGTACGAGGCAATCAAAGAAGATCGTTCTAGAATCGTTACCCTACTGCGTTCGGCAGGCCATAACGATCTGGCTAACTCCGTGGAGAAGTTGTAATGGCTATTACTCAAGCGATGTGTACGTCTTTCAAGAAGGAATTGCTGGAGGCGAAGCATAATTTTCTCCTGTCTGGCGGTAATACGTTTAAGATTGCGCTTTATACGAGCAGCGCGACCATGAGCGCGTCCACCACGGCGTATGCTACGACCAATGAAATCAGTGGTACGAATTACACTGCCAAAGGAAATACGCTTACGCGGGTAGACCCCTCCAGTAGTGGTACCACTGCCCTTACGGATTTCGCTGACACTTCGTGGTCTACGGCAACATTTACGGCTAGGGGTGCATTGATCTTCAACGAGGATACCACTGGTGATACGTCTGTCCTCGTTCTGGACTTTGGTGCGGACAAGACTGCAACCGCTGGTACGTTCACGATTGCTTTCCCTGCGGCAGATGCGAGTAACGCGATTATTCGTATAGCGTAGTATGGCAAGCGTAACTGGTTGGGGCCGTTCTACTTGGGGATCTGGTCCTTGGGGCCAACCGGCACCTGTTGATGTAACGGGTATAGCAGGAACGGGTAGCGTTGGAAGCGTTACGGTAACGGGCGATGCCAATGTTACCGAAACGGGATTGTCGGCTACCGGATCGGTGGGATCGGTCACGGTAACCGGAGCAGCCAATGTTTCCGCCACGGGAGTGTCGGCAACGGGATCGGTGGGAAGCGTCACCGTAACAGGTACGGCGAATGTTACGCTGACGGGAATAGCAGGAACGAGCGCAGTTGGCTCAGTAACAGCAACGGGTGATGCGAATCCCACGGTCACGGGAGTGGCGGGGACGAGCGCAGTTGGTTCGGTGACCGTAACGGGTACGGCGAACGTTACGGCTACGGGAATCGCCGGTACGACCGCAGTAGGAAGCGTCACGACGGGTGTAAGTCAGGATATTGACGCAACCGGAGTTGCGGGAACGAGTGCGGTAGGAAGTGTTGCGGTAACGGTTGATGTAAGCATTGATGCAGCGGGTGTAGTGGGAACGATGGTAGCAACTGGGGTCAACGTATGGAGCATCATAGACGATTCACAGACACCGGGCTGGTCTGAGGTGTCCGACTCACAGACGCCCGATTGGGAAGTTGTGCCTTCATAAGAAGCTAGGAATAAAAAATGGCAACATACGTTAATAATTTGAGATTGAAGGAAATTGTTACAGGTGCCGAATCGGGTACTTGGGGCACCTCTACCAATACGAACTTAGAGCTTATAGCAGATGCTTTCGGTTCTGGCACCGAAGCCATCACGACCAATGCCGATGCGCATACTACTACGGTAGCAGATGGTGCGGCTGATGAAGGTAGAGCCATATACATGAAGTACACGGGCGCACTGGATTCAGCGTGTACCATCACTTTGGCACCAAATACCATCAACAAGTTATGGATCATTGAGAACGCGACTAGCGGCTCTCAAAACATCATCATCAGTCAGGGCTCCGGGGCCAACATTACAATCGGTAATGGTAATGTTTCGGCAATCTTCACCGATGGTGCTGGTGGTGGCGCGGCTGTCCTTGATGCACTCGCTGATCTGGAGTTGAGTAGTACCCTGACCGTGGCTGGTGCAGTCACCATGAGCGGTGATGTGAGTGTTGGGGATGATCTAACACTTGTCAGCGATGCCGCCATCCTGAATTTCGGTGTTAATTCCGATGTAAACTTGACCCACGTTCACGACACTGGATTGCTCCTCAACTCCACCCGCCAGCTTCAGTTCAACGATTCAAGTCAGTACATCAGCGGTACAAGTGCTACGGTACTGTCTATCGCGGCTACAGATGAGATCGACCTTACTGCCACTGCGGTGGATCTGAATGGTACGCTGGATGTGTCGGGGACTAGTACGCTCACGGGGGCCGCGACTTTCTCGTCTACCGTAGGGATTACCGGGAGGACCACGGCTTCAGGTGGATTGTCTGTTGCCATAAATGACAGCGGGTTAATCGGGGTGGACATCGACCCCACAGCATCATACCGAGCCCTTTATGTGCGCGGCACAAGTGCGATATCAAATATCCTGGGTGAGCTAAATATCGGCTCGACAGGGGCCAGCGCAGGGGCGGGAGGTCTTCATGTTACTGGGTCGATCATCGGCCT